CCAGCAGAAGGTATAATGAAAACAAACGATTGGGGTGACTCAAAAGTTTATCGTGTTGCATGTGACTGCCATGACGAAACCCATAATCATAATATGTGGGTAGAAGCAGACGACTGCGATATTCAAGTAACCATTTATACTACGGGCAAAACAAATTACTGGTCTAAGACACGTTGGTATCATATTTGGACATTATTGACTAAAGGATATATTGACACCGAATCTAGCGTACACCTAAATAAACAACAAGCACTCAATTATGCAGAAACTTTGAAAAGTGCTATTGATGATGTTGAGGCTTTTCGTAATGCTAGGCAAAACAAAGAAGAACGTGCTATAATAACAAAACTAGCAGAACAAGGTGATTGCGCATGAGTAAGATCAAAATAGCAGAATTATTTTATAGTATTCAAGGTGAAGGACGCTACATGGGCGTCCCGTCTGTTTTCTTGCGTACATTTGGATGCAACTTTAAATGTGCAGGCTTTGGTATGCCGCGTGGTGAGATGAGTCACGAAGCAATAGACATTGCGGCAACACATACTATGATCGAGTCTTTTCAAAAGTATGAAGACTTGCCATTGGTTAGTACAGGATGTGACAGCTACGCCAGTTGGCATCCTGACTTTAAAGAACTCAGTCCAATGCTTACAAGCGAAGCAATCGCAGATCGCATTATGGAAATACTTCCGCAGGATCACTGGAAAGATGAACACTTGGTAATTACAGGTGGTGAGCCACTATTAGGTTGGCAACGTGCTTATCCAGACCTGTTGAATCATCCTAAAATGGCTGGACTAAAAGAAATTACGTTTGAAACAAACGGTACTCAAAAGCTAACAGAAGAGTTTAAACATTATCTAGGCGAATGGACTGCTGAACAATGGGATAGAGAAATTACATTTTCAGTTAGTGCTAAACTTCCATGCAGTGGTGAGAAGTGGGAAGAAGCTATCCTTCCGGAAGTAGTATGCGAGTATGAAAAACGTGGAACAGCATACTTAAAATTTGTTATTGCCACCGAACAAGACTTTGAAGATGCCCAACGTGCTACTGAAGAATATCGTAAGGCAGGATTTAAAGGACATGTTTATCTAATGCCAGTAGGCGGAGTAGAAAGTGTGTACGCAATGAACAATAAAAACGTAGCAATATTGGCTATGAAAAACGGACTACGTTATAGTGACCGTTTACAAGTGCCACTATTTAAAAATGAGTGGGGAACTTAATGAAAAAAATTATTAGAAAGTTATTTGGCATTGATAAACTTCTTGAAGAAAAAGAACAAGCTCAATTAGAAACAATCAAAGCCAAGGCAGAAGAAGCACAGGCTAAGCTAACGCCAAAAGAACGTGCTACTGCTCGCGGAGAACCATATGTAACTGTTCTAGATACTCATGTAAACAAAGATAATGTGCGCAATGGGTTTTTTGAACTTGACTGGAATGATGAATTTGTGTTACAATTGAAACAAGCTGGATACGGTTTTGAAGGTGATCCAGAAGAAGAAATTGTCGACCGTTGGTTTAGAGATTTGGCTAGAAACATGTTAACCGAAGCAGGTATCGCCGAGCCGGAACGTGTTGGCGCTGGATTTATTAATGTAACAAAATTACCAAACAACAAGGCTCAGGTAGAATGACACATATTATAGTTGATACTGCTAACACATTTTTTCGTGCTAGGCATGTAGTACAAGGCGATGCCGAAATTAAACTCGGTATGGCATTCCATATTACTTTTAACAGTATCAAGAAGGCATGGCAAGACTTTGGCGGTACTCATGTAGTATTCTGTCTCGAAGGTCGTAGCTGGCGCAAGGATTATTATACTCCTTATAAAGCGAATAGACAAGAAACTCGTGATGCAATGACTCAAAAACAACAAGACGAAGACAAGATGTTTTGGGAAGCATTTGATCAGTTTAAAGATTTTATTACAGAAAAAACTAATGCTACAGTAATGCAACATAAGCAACTAGAAGCAGATGATTTGATTGCTGGTTGGATACAATCACACCCTGATGCTAAACATGTTATTATTTCAACAGACGGCGACTTTGCACAACTTGTAAGTCCTACTGTTAGTCAATATAACGGTGTAGGTGATTTACACATCACACATGAAGGTATCTTTGATGCTAAAGGTAAACCTGTTAAAGACAAAAAGACAGGCGAGCCTAAGCCTGCACAAGACCCTGAATGGATGCTGTTCGAAAAATGTATGCGAGGCGACACATCAGATAATGTATTTTCAGCTTATCCGGGAGTACGAACAAAAGGGTCAAAGAATAAAGTTGGTCTCATGGAAGCGTTTTCCGATCGTAAGACTAAAGGATATAATTGGAACAATCTCATGTTGCAACGTTGGGTCGACCATAATGGCGTCGAACATCGTGTTCTAGATGACTATCTACGTAATGTTCAGTTATGCGACTTAACTGCACAACCCGCTGAAATTAAAGAACTTATTAAAGAAACTATACAGACTAATGCAATACCTAAGACTGTAGATCAAGTAGGTATTCGTATGCTTAAATTCTGCAATACATGGGACATGAAGAAAATTGCAGACAACATACAATCGTATGCTGAGCCGTTCCAAGCCAAATATAAGGAGATCTAAAATGGCAACAACAAAATCAGTAAAAACATTTAGTGATAAACTAACAAAGATCAACGAGTCATATACTATCAATCGTTATGACAATGGTTTTATGGTAGAAGCAGGTGGCCGTAATAAAAAAGGCGACTATGTTAATGCTAAGATCTTGTGTAACACACTAGACGAAGTACTAGCTCTTGTTAAAGAAGCTGGCGAAATGGACTTAGACGTTTAAGGAAATACTATGTCTGTATACTTAATCAAACCTTTACATAAAAAAAGCATTTGTTGGTGTATAGAACTGTTCCGAGATAATGCAGACGGTTCTACCAGCTGGATTAATATTGAAGATCATTATCGCTGGGGTCAAGGATTTGTCGAATCAGACATGGATATAAACCTTCCCTACGAAGGTGCAACTCAAGCCATGGCCCGTACAGATTGTGGTTGGGGTGCTGAACTTGAAGACGGTGTTGCCTGTTACTTTGAATACAGCGATGACTTTACAGACGACCAAAAAGAAGCGTTTGAATCATCATACCACGAAGGCGGTGCTGGTTGGTTATTTGACGGTGAGCACGATTGGCAAGTTGAAGACGACTATCTACTTATAGATGCTCCATATCAAATTAGTCTTTGCGAAGAAGACGGAACAGTAATTGAAGAAAATGTTAAACTAAAAGCTAAACCTAATCCTAGTACTAGTTGGCCCTGGAGTGTAGATAATCCTAAGCCTGATAGTGAAGGCGGAGAAACCGATTAAAATGAGAGATAAATACGTATATTACTATAACGCCTTCGGGGTACAGTAATGGAGGAGAAATATATGTATGATACAGGATGTATATACGAAACAACATGCCCAAACAAAACCAAGGGGTGTAAGGAAAAAACTATGACAGAGATACACGCAAAGCCCATCGTTGATGGCAAATTTTGGATTGTAGAAGAAGCTGGCACTAAGATTGCTACTCTACATAAAAAAGAGAATAATAAATTCATCTTAAGTAGTACTAACGGTGAGGTTATGTTTAATAAAAAACAGGACTTACAAAAGCAGTTCGGCGAGGACTTCTTCCTATCAAGTACTAAAGTTAAAGTTACCCAGGCAGTGTCACACGAATGCCATGGTTTCCCAACTTCGTGCCAACCATATAATTCTATGTACGATGTAAGGCGTCGACTTCCATTGTTTACTAAAAGCAATGCTAGCAAGAGTCTATACTGTGCAGGATATTACACAATCAAATTTAACAAAGGTTGGGTTAAAAGTTTTTGCCCTAAGGCAATTACACTAGAGCGCAATGACTTTAAAGGCCCGTTTAAATCAGAATTAGAAATGAAACAGGTACTGTCAAATGCAAAATCAAATTAACATGTCACCTCTGACTCAGTTTGCTCAACTATTAAGAGCCGCTGAGTTAGGCCAACAAAAAGAAGTTAAAATGTCTATTGCACAAGCAAGGTTACTTAGCCTTGCTCTTACTGAGATACAAGGTAAACTACTACAAGACTATGAAAGTATGTATAACGCATTAAAACGTGGTGTAGATACAGAAGTAGTAGAAATACAGCTTGACGGTGGTGGGTTCGAAGGGTCGAAATAGAGATAAATATATGCGTATATTATTAGGACGCATATTATGTCAAGACCCAAACCAAAAGTATTATTAGAATATACTAATAAAAAAACTTATAAAGCCGAGCAAATTCTCGAAGCTGAAGCCATTTGGGCTGTCTTTTATAAGAACGAACCGTTTAATCTAAAATCGTTCAACAGCCTTACATCTTATCCTGGCCCTAAGTATAAAAAAGTTTCTTTTTCAAATCCTGGTCATGCACGTAATTTGGCAAAGAAATTAAACCTTACTTTTGGGTGCGAAGATTTCCAAGTAGTAATGCTTACACAAGGCACAATAATAAAATGATTCCTAGAGATGCCCTAACTAAGATATTTTTACAACAATGGGGCAAAAGTATTGATGAAGCAAATTTTAAAATATTCTCAAGAAAATGGTGGCAGTCAACTCGTACAGGAAAGCAAACGGCTTTTCGATTAAGTGATGAAGGTTTTGAATTTTTAGAAACTGAGTTAGAGCTACGTAGTTACGAAATTCCATTTACTGAACCAATTGAGTTAAGCCCACAAACAATCGTATTTTTGGAAAGATACATCGATTGCCCATACTACCTAACCAAAGAAAGTATCACAGTGTTTTCTGAACGCAAGAGTTTTGAACTAATGTTGTTTTCTGACGACATCCGAAAATTTGGACTCATAAAAGCCATAAACGAGCGTGAAAAAGAATTGTCCAAAACGGACGAAGATTCCTAAAAAAATTTAAAAACGCATTGACTTCTGCCTGCGTTGACTGTATAATACTATACATCAAGTAAGACATTTCAACCGCAACTTAAGATAGGAAACAAAATGGCAGAAATCACAAGCCGGACAGTTGGTCCCCAAGGCGCTAAAAAATCTTTGCGCAAAGCGTTTAAAAATAAACGTCCAATCTTTATCTGGGGTCCTCCAGGTATTGGAAAATCTGACATTATCAAACAACTTGGTACTGAGCTCGATGCTCATGTTATCGATGTTCGTTTGTCACTTTGGGAACCTACAGATATTAAAGGTATTCCATATTTCGACTCAAATACTGGCACAATGGTTTGGGCACCTCCAAGCGAATTGCCTAGTGCAGAGCTAGCAAAGAAACATAAAACTATTGTATTGTTTCTTGATGAGATGAACTCTGCGGCACCTGCTGTACAGGCGGCGGCTTATCAATTAATTTTGAATCGCCGGGTTGGCACTTACCAACTTCCAGACAACGTTGTGCTAGTTGCCGCTGGTAACCGTGAAACTGACAAGGGTGTTACATTCCGTATGCCTGCTCCGTTGGCTAACCGTTTTGTTCACTTAGAGATGACTGTTAATTGGGATGACTACTTTGAGTGGGCTGTAGAAAATAAAGTCCATCGCGATGTTGTTGGCTACTTAACATTTAGCAAGAAAGACTTGTACGATTTTGATCCAAAATCTAGTTCACGTGCTTTTGCAACTCCACGCTCTTGGTCGTTTGTTAGCGAACTGTTGCACGATGACGACACTGACGCAGACACATTGACAGAT